AACATAAAATGACAAATTAAATAACAAATTAAGTTAAATTTATGATTATCTTGAAGAATTTTTATTAATTCCTAAATATATTTTTTATTTTTAATATTTTAATGATTTATGAAAAGTAATGCAATACAAAAAAATGACCGACAATATAATAAAATACGAATTAGAATTTCCTATCAACGTGTCTCCAGCGTTACTCTTCCAATATATTTCGACACCTTCTGGTTTATCGGGATGGTATGCAGACAATGTGAATTTTGAAAACGATATTTTTGAGTTCGTTTGGGAAGACGAAGAGCCACAAAAAGCAAAAATATCAATCAAAAAAATACACGAAAAAATTCGTTTCAAATGGCTTGACGAAGATGAAATAGAAACCGATTTTTATTTTGAGTTCCGAATCGAACAAGACGAATTGACCAAAGACGTATCTTTAGTAATCATTGATTTTGCAAAAAAAGACGAAATAGAAGACGTAAAACAACTATGGAAATCACAGATTACAGATCTTAAACACATTTTAGGTGCTACTTAAAAAAATTTGTTGTTTTTGGTAGTTTAAAATTGATTCAAAATTTATCAAAACAAATGCTATTCGGATTGCGTATAATCAAAATCAATAATAGCCGTTCGGATCATCTGGTCATCTTCTAATATAATTTTGTAGTATTCTTCCTCTGAAAACAACTGTCTGATAAATTCCGCTTTTAGATATTTTTTGACTGTGGTTTGATTTTTGTCAAGCGACAAATGAATTTGTTTGTCGGTAAGATAATTTTTAAACTCGTTATAATAAAATTTATTTTCTGCAAGATTGTCAAGCACTTGCTCTTGGTTCATTTGAGTGAACATTTCTCGTTTTTTGTCAATTACCTCAAAGACAAAATTACTAGATATAACAGAATTCATCATAAAAATAACCGAAGAATTTTCTGTGGTATTATCCGAAACAATATCAGGATAAATGCCACCGCCACCATAAACTATTTTTCCTGCTTTGGTCAGGAATTTCAAACTATCATTTGGCTGATACTCAGCTTGTTTTTCCCAAGCATGATAATATTCTTCTTTAGAAATGTTTTTATAGGGTTTTTGAATCGAGCGACCCGTAGGTGTGTAATATTGAGCAATTGTCAAACGAACCATCGAGCCATCGCCTAAAGGCATTTCGCGTTGTACTAATCCCTTTCCGTAAGAAAGTTTTCCGATAATTGTTCCGCGATCGTTATCTTGGATAGCACCAGCGAGGATTTCGCTTGACGAAGCCGAATTTTCGTTTATCAAAACATACAAATTTCCGTTTTCAAAAAGTCCTTTTTCGGTTGCAAAAGTTTTTTCTTCGACACCTTTTTTGTCTTTAGTAATTAGAATTAGTTCGTCTTTAGCCAAAAATTCGTCTGCTATAGCAGTTGCCGAATCAACATACCCACCAGCGTTATCTCGCAAATCCAAAATCAGCGTATTGATATTCCGTTTTACTAATTTTTTCAAAGCATTATAGAATTCTTTGGTTGTAGTTTCTGCAAAGCGGTTTATTTTTATATATCCTATGTCATCATTTAGTTTTACAGCAACATCCACACTTTTTAGCGGAACGAGGTCTCGTGTAATTATAAAATCGTATTTTTGGTTTTCTGTTTTACGAAAAATAGTTAGTTTTAGTTTTGATTTTTTTTCTCCTCTAAGTTTAGAAACAACATGGTCGGAAGAATATTTTTTTCCAAAAATAGTGTCGTTATCGGCAAGGAGAATTCTATCACCAGCTTTAATTCCTGCACGCTGGGAGGGTCCGTTTTCGATGGTTCTGATAACGGTTAGTGTATCGTTGTACATATAAAAATTGATTCCGATTCCCACAAAACCACCTCGCATACTCTCTCTTACTGATTTGGATTCTTCTTTTCCGATATATACGGAATGTGGGTCTAAATGAGATAAAATTTCATTTACCGTTTCTTCGATAATCTGCTCTGTATCAACGTCTTCTACATATTCGTTTTCGATAAAATAAATAAGTTTGTCTATTTTGTCTCGGACGGCTGGTTTAGGTAAAATTACTGGTTTAGGTTTAGACAAATTTTTTCTTACCGACAAACTCAAAATAACGCCAATCGAAAATCCAATAACAAAAACGGAAACTACAAAAAAAATTATATATATTGGTTTTATTTTCAATCTGAAATCGTTATTATTTAGTCGTACTTTTTTGCCTTTTATAAGTTTGAGACAAAGTTACAGCTATTTTTGTTTCAGTGATTAATTTTATCTAAAACCAATTTTTGATTAGGCTTTTTAAACAACTGCAACTCAGCAAAACATTTCTTATAATAATCTATATCCCCATACAATTCCTGAAACTCCTCTTCCTCCAGTGTTTCTCTATCCACATAATAAAGCAGTATAAAGTAATAAAAGAGTACTTTCCTTGATAATTTTTCTCTAAAACTTTCTACATCTGTATGGATGTCGGTTATTAACCTGTTGTAATAAGATTCTAATTCTTTTTCAAAATCTTCTCCTATACATTCATTAAGATTATGGATAACATTACAATCAATATCACAGTCTTCTTTCCTTATTAAAAAATGAAGAAAAAAGAAAAGATTATTGATTTCTTCAACTAAAGCATTAGCCTCATTACTCCTTAACCTATCTATTTGTTTTTTCTTAGCTCTTTTATTGCATTCTATACAATCATTTACCACCTCAGAAACAGGAAAACAAGTACTACAATAATCTTGTAATCTATTAAATATAAAACTACGAATAGTGTGATACTTGTTTTCCATTTCTTTTTAGTTGTTTAAACTATTAAATAATTCCTGTAAACTGGTAGTAGTTAAGCTAAATTAAAAATAGCATACTTTTCGTTAGTAGTAGCATAATACACTATATCTTCATTAGGCAATAAGGTAGTTTCTGAAATTCTATAAGCACCTGAACTATTTTGCCATCCTAAAGCCTCATACTCTCTTTGCTTTACATCATAACCACTTCCTGAACCTACTGCTCCTGCTTGAATTTCTTTAATAGTACCATTACAATCAAAACCTTCTGTAAAAGAAACTACCATTTTAGTAAGACGTGGTTTGTAATACTTAGCATTGATACTACAAAACTGATGTACAGCCAACGGAATAGAAGTAAGTCTGATTTTCAAACATACATCATTAGTAGGGTCATCATCTGTATTTACTGCGGAATTAGTAGCTATAAAATTATCAATATTAGTAATTACTGCATTGGTAGTTGGGTTAATAGCTTCTGCTTTTACCAACCCTCTATTATCATTATTGATAGCGTTTATCAATCTTTTTACTAATTCATTGCAATCTACAATATCACATTCCCCAGCACAACCCTTACAACAAGGAGTATCCACTACATAATTAGCAGTAAAACTATTATGCTGGTAATGATTATAAATTTGTGTGTTTCTAAACTCAATCTTTAAACCATATTGTTTATTGCAATACGCCTTTAAGTCTGATACTTCTATAATATGAGGTTGTTCATCACTACATTTTACTATATTATAATCGGTTATATTTTTAATAAGTATAGTGTTTACAGAAGTTTTTATACCTTTCCCTGTGTTTACAGCTACATAAAACTCTTTTACGGAAGTCATATCATCTACTGCGGAATGCGTATCTGCATTAAAAATACCCAACTGACCTACTGCTAAATCATCTATTTTTTTGTTTTTTGCTACTATTTCGTGATTACCTTTGGCAACCAAAATAGTAAAGACATTGTTCTTTTTCATTTTATTTTATTTTAAATTCATATTTACTTTGTTAAACTTAACCTGATAATCAGATAATTGTAATTCTCCACTTACTAATAGTACGGCTATATCTACTATTTCTCTATGGGTGTGTTCAGGCAACTCACAATCTTGTGTCCCTGTAAGAATTTGTCCATTTGGTAATTTATAACTCCCATTTATAGTAAAGTCGGAAGCATTGTGTATCCATTTTGGCTTTCTTATATAATCCAAATACATATTACTTACTATAAAATCACCTTGATAAACCCTCATTCTATTTCCTACAAACACTACATTTAATGTTCTCCACTCAAAAGAAGACTTATCAAATGGACTATTCTCAAAATCATCATCTTGTTGCCTTACATATACTCTTGCTGTAGCCTCACAAGTATCCTTTATTATTTCAGAAGTAGCACCTATAAAATGCCAATAATCTTCTGGTAAATTATAACTCCTATAAACAGGTGCAGGATTAGTTATGGACAATTGATGCTTGTTTACTACCAAAGTTCTTATATCATCGGTGTTCCTTTGAGATTTTTCAAAACCTAAATGACTACGCATTCTCGGTTCAGCTATCATTTTTACAAACAACTCTTGAGCCTCATTCAAAGCCCAGTCTATTTCAGGAATAAGCAAATTTCTATTCTGCTGACTATCTACTTTATTCAGCTTCTTTTTGAAATCATAATGCATATCCTTGATAGTCATAGTTAATTATTTATAGCACTTATTATTTTTAGCTTCAATTCTTGATTTTCATCCATTAAGAAATAAGCAATCACCTCATCTATATCATTACCCAACATAGCATCGTGGTACAATATCTTATGTCCTTGTTTACGCAACACCCCTTTTTGCAAAGCCTCCAATATCATTGCGTGAGCATATACTTCTGAGGGGTTTAAGTTGATGTACCTAAGCAATTCTGATGGTTGTTTCTCTATAATCTTGTCTAATTCTACTTCTACAAAATCATCAGACCTATTTTTAGTATTCATACCATTGATAACCATAATGAGTTGTGATTTCCTTTCTTTACCCAGTTTAAAACACGCCATAATAGCTTGTTTCTTGAGGGCTATCTTACTTGCTTTAGCTTCTACTTCTTCTCTTTCATCGGTTATGATATGAGTAGCTTCAGGGTAAAAACCCTCTTCGTATTCCTTTAGACTATTAGCTACAAACTTGGATGCTTTCATTATTTTTATTTTGATATAATCCAAAGGATTTTCAGTATCAAAGAACATCGTTTTGTTTTCTAACTTTATTCTCGGTGTTTTACTATCCCAAAAAGGATGTAATTTCCCCTCAATATAAATAGCAGATAAGTCCACACCTAATAGTTTACCATAATACTCGGCTTCTGTAATCTTAGTTCTCTTATCATCAACATCTTGGAACACTTTGTTTACATAATCCAAACCTGTTGCATATTGCCTTTTTTCGCTATCTATTAAAACGTTTAAGGTCTTAGGTCTTGCAAAATTCTCAGAACCTGTTTTGTTATGCCAACGTTTTTTTTCTATGGGTTTTACTTCTATTTTCATTTTGTTTGTGTTTTAGGTAGTGTATATAGTTATCGTGTTTGGGCTTTAGTAAAGTTTTAGGTTCTATATTGCAAAAACCCAAAACTTAAACTAACCTAAACACCTAATTTAGTTTACTGCATAAATCAATTCACCACATTTGGTAACATCTTCTATATGTATCCCTTCGTGGGCTCCTATATGCATTTCATAATAATCTCCTGCGTGAGCAGGGTACATTGTTTTGTTATTGGGACCATAAGGACCATAATTACCACAGATATACGAAAAGAAATCACCGCCCTCTTTCTTCGTAATTTTTATATTTGACTTCCCAGTTTCTCCAGCAAAATCCAAAAACGTAAAACGCATACTCTCTATAGGCCTTCCACTAATTGGGTCTACTTCTGTATTTATATCCCTGTTGTCATACAACGGATTATGCACAAGACGTAAAGAACCTCCATTAGTCAAGTTATACTGAACAAATTGCATTCCGTAAGACAACCCATTAGTAGTATAATCCGACTTTACTTTATCCGTAAAGACCTCAATATTCCTAACCATTCCACGTTTTTCCATTAAGTCAGAAACCGCTTTATGAAACTCCATCATTCCATATTCCCCAGTAAAAGCAGTAATGTTTCTACCTGAACTGCCTGGTGCTACTCTTCCATAAAATATATCCATTAAATATTGGTCTAATAAATTAGTAGTCAATCTGTTGTAATACTCAATATGACTATCTGCTAATTGTTCTTGTATGCCTGGACCAGCCTGATAAGGTCTCCCATTATCTTGATACACATCACTGCTTTTACCGTATCACCTTGAATATTCTAATTCCTGATACCATTGTTTAAAAAACTCTACATCAGCATACCTAAGCCACGATTTTTGTAGGTTGCCATTACTATCAGGAAGTGCAACGCGCAATACTTCTGTAGAAGCATAGTCCGTAATCATATGTTGTTTACGGAATTTAGTTAGCTTATTGCGAAAACTAATTGGTGTTGCAAATTGAGTAGAACCTCCTTTTTCAGCGGCTTCCCCTGATATAGAATACCCTTTTACCCAAGATTGACCTGCTGATATATATTTTTTAGGTAAAAAATCTTGCTCATCAGTAGTCATTAGTTGTAACGTATATACAAAACCATCTCCGTGTCTTGTTGGTCCATCTACAATTACACAAGGGTATTTCTTTGCTGAAGTGCCTGGACTGATTACATCGCTGGTTTTATACCAGTTTTCATCTAACTTAATTTTAAAACGCCTTTTAAATTTGCCTGGAGTAGGATTATTTTCTACATCTTCTAAAACTACTAAAGGTCTTGTGTCTGCACCTTTCATTTCCCATTCCCATTCTGTACCACTTATTTTGATTTCTCCCCCTGTTATATTTTTTAGAATACTGGACAAAGGATTATTAGAATAATAATTTTGTGCAGAAAACAAGGTATCTATTTTGCTCATTAGTTTATGCGGAGCTATCATCAATGCTTTACCTAAATGATTGACATCTGTCATATTGGCGTGCCATTGTGCTTCTCTTGTAATTAGTTTACTTACATTTGTACTCATTTTTCTTTCTTTTTTTTTATTTATAATCGTTTTTCATTTATTTTAAAAGTAGTCTGCTAAACTTTTAATAGTAGCGGTACTACCTGTTGATTTAATAAAGTTAGAAGATTTTGTCCTTCTTAAATTGTCTTTTACTTCTTTGGCTAACTTGGTTTTAGCTATGGTTTCTATGTTAGAAAAGTTAAAAGTGCCATCTTCATTTCTGTTTCTAAGGAGTTTGGCTAACTGCAAAGCTGTAGTTTGATTAGCCATAACCTCATAAATATCTTTGTGAAACTCGGAAATAACTCCTCCGTTTTCTAATTTTATTTTTCTATCTAATAAATAAGAGGGAAGCTCTTTTTTATCTTTTACGTCTAACTTAAATCCTGTGATTTCATCTTTGTTTTTTAGTTCTTGTGTAATGCGTAACTTTTCTTCTTTTATTCTTTGTTGTTCTTCTTGTTGTTGTTGTTCTTGGAGTAATCTGCGTTCTTGCTTTTTTTGTTTTTCTAAAAATTTCTCCAACTTCACTTGTGAGATACTTTCTAACTTTCCTGTTTCTTTGTAGTAGTCTATGAGTGAATTTATTTCTTCTTCCGAGTTACCTTCTTGTTGCATAGTAGTTCTAATGACCAACTCTTGGTTTCTTTCATCGGATAAATCCAAGTTTTTGTTAATAGGAACTTGTTTGGTTTTAGCTAAATTCTGAAATAAGTTATCCAAATCCCCTCCGTCTTTAGCATACTTTACAATTTGTTTGACTACATCGGGTAAGCCAGTAAATAATTCTTCTACTCTATTTTCAACAGCTTCTTCCAACTTATCTTCTAACAATTCATTTGCGGTATCCTCATCCAATTCTTGATTTTCTTCTAACTCAAAATCTATAATCCCTTTTTCTTTGAGTAGGTTTACTGCTGTAACGATGTCCGTTGGTTGATGTTCTTGGGTTATGGTATGTTCTACTACTTCCTCTTCATCATTGAAAATATCCGCCGTAAGGTTTTCATCTTCGATTACTTTTTCGATTACACTTTCTACATCCGTTTTAAGGTCTTGAGGAGCATCATTAAAAAAATCATCGGGAACTTTGGTTTCATCCCATTTAAATACTTCGGTGTTAGTATCCATAGTTTTTATATTACTATGGACAAATTTAGTTAATTGCTATTGTTTATATGGTGTATTTTTCACAAAAAGTTGTGTTTTTTGCAAAATAGGTAGCAATACGTCTATATATAATTTAGGTTAGTATTTTGTAAAAAAAACAGCAACTAATCGAAAAATTTGAGTAGTTCAAAAAGAAGGAAACAGAAAAGAGTATATAGTACGAGAATAAGTTAAGAGAATAGTACTAATTTTTGACTAACGTACTTTTATCTTGTACTATTCTCGAAAAAGAGTTACGATGTAAACTAAGGTGTTGAAGTAGAAAGAGAATTACCTACGAAGATAGACTACCTACCTCAAAAGTGTTTTCTATTCTCATAGAACATTCTCGTGGAAAATAATCGCGGTTTTTTTTCGTGAGAGAATATTATTTTGTTTATTTGTACATTTTGAACCTGTAACACATAAATAGTATGCTCCAGTTTCTTTCATTCTTTACCCTTGTATTTACAACTTATCTGATGACAGACCTTTCTTTTTGGAAAGCGTTGGTTGTTGTTTTTATATCTCCATTAAATAAAAAGACTACTTTTTCGTTTACCCTGAAGCAATATAAACGCAAATTGTTTCTTGTAGTTTTATTTAATTCTACATACACAGGTTCTCTATTCTGTCCTTTTGGAGGTAAAGCTCTTGTGTCTGATGTTTCTGCTTCATTTCTGAAATAAAACTCTTTAGCACCTGTTATACTTCCTAATTTTTCAATCCAATTTAAAATATGATATAATTTTTTCTTGTTTTCAATAGTATGTTTTTCTACGAATTTATCATACAAAGACTTATCATTATTTATAGCAATAGAATAATAAGTTACTTTTTTAAATCTATAAACCAATATTATTTCGACAAAGTTATTCACTTATAAGTTAATTTCAAAATTTATTTTATAGTAGTTCATAAATATACTATTTCATTAGTATTCCTCCTGATAACTACCTTCATAATCCTCTTCCTCCTCATAACCTTGTTCTTGAGGATAGTAGTCTTCTTCTCCTTGTTGTAAATCAGGGTTTTCTTCTTGTTGCCTTTGCTTATTCATCTGCCTATACTGGTCTGCAACCTCCAAGAAATCATTGATGTTGTTCTTGTTTTTGTCTAACTCAGGATTAAAACTCATCCCTGTAATACTGGCTTTGGCAATCTCGGTTTCTCTTCTCTCGGTTTCCCTAAGTACTATAAGCTCTTTGTCCATTTGGTGTTTCTCTTTTAAGAACTCTCTCTGAGCTTTTGCCTGTTCTTGTTCTGCTTGTATCTGCTGTTGTTGTGCCTGTTGCTGTCTTTGGTTTCTCTCTGTTTCTGCCAATTTCAAGGTCTCTTCCATTTCCACTATATTATCTTGACGTAATATACCTATCATATCCGAAAGTTCTATCATCTGATTTTGCATAGCAGCGTGAGCCAATTGCTTAATAGTTTCCTTTGTTTCTTCTGTTTTAAGTGAAGAACTTACAAATACTCCAAGAGTAGAATTATCCAACAAGCCTGTATCAATAGTAAGCAGTTGCTGAGACATATCATCTAAGAAATAAGCAATTTTCTTTTTATCCGTAGTGCTATAACAAACCTTTGCTGTCTCTATCAATGCTTGTAATACATTTTTTTTTACGTGGTGATGGGTATCAAAATACCATTCCAAAATATGAGAAGACTGCACCAAACTTTGCCTTGTGTTACTCACTGCTTCTTGTGGAGCTATTTGCCCTTCTACTTGGTCTGTAATCCCTACACTTCTTCCTGCTTGTTGCCTCAGATACTCCGCTATCTCCATGTATTTCTGAATATCAGAAGCTAAAGATAAATCTATCACCTTTGCAACAGTGTTTACATCATTATAATGGGTACCTTCTTCATTAGGATCATACCACATATAAGGAGTACTTTCCATAAAATATTGCCATTTCTTAATGTCAATTCCAGCACTATCGGGTATCATATTGATGTTCATCAACACTTTTTTACCTTTGTCTGAAGCCAATAACAATTCTAACCTATACATTACTATATTGTAATAGTACTGATACACCTTTAACCTATCCATAAGAGAAGTTTCTTGGGAGTTCATATTGTCATAAATAGCTCCGTAATAAGGTAATTTACAATGGTATAAGTTGTCTAAATCTTTGAATTGCCCTTCTAAAGGGTTCATTTTTACATAAATATCATTCTGAATTTTCCAAGTTTGATACACTTCAGGTATCCATTCCCATTCCAAAGAAATATCACCAGCGTCCCTATTTAACTTATAATGCTCATCTACAATGGTTTCTTGTGGTTCTCCATTTTCATCTATATAAGACAAAAAACCTATTTTTCTAAGGGACTTCCATACACAATGCAACACCCTTATAGTATTGGGATTTTCATTAGAATAATCAAAATAATCATTAGAATAATCATCTTCCAGCCACCTATCTATATGTTGTTGGTTACTGAAAGTCTTTTCTGTATTAGAATATAACTTATCTATCTGGTCTTCGGATAATTCATCACCAAAATACCTTACCACCTCTGATGGTGTCATTCTGTATTCACAAGTAGCATATTCGCTATCTTCAATAAACTCTATATCAGGAGATTTATCATAATTAAAACGTAGTGAATTTACATTCCACACTTCAGGTTCCCCATTTACAATACCTACATAGAGAATACCTTTAGCAGAAATAAGTCCGTGTTTAAAAGCATTATTGAATTTTCTTCTCAAATCACATTTCTGAATAAGGTACTCTAACAGCTGACTTCCCAATGCTTCTGCTGGGTCTTGGTGTTCCCTTTCCATATATTTTCTGACTTCTTCAGGTGTAGCCGTTTCTAATTCTTGCTGTATTTGTTGTTGCTCTTCAGGGGTAAGCTCTTTACCTTGTAGTTCTTGTTGGTGTTGCAAGATAATTTGCTCTTGTATAGGTTGCATAATCTGTGCTGTAACCCACTGCTTAATTCTTCCAAATTCTTCTTGTTCCTTTCTTGTAGTAGCTTCAGGGTTAGTGGCAATTACATTCCACGAAAAAGGTTTTTTGAGTTCCATACCCAAAATAGCCTTTATCTTTCCTGATACTATATCTCGGTTTACCATTTGTGCTGGTAACTCACCCACCTCAGAACCAAAAGGTTTACACACATATTCAAAATCTCGAATATTGAGAATGTTGTTAAACAAATCATAGTTTACTTTCATTCTCTTGTAGTCTGATATTCCGTAGTTGCCTACATTCATATCCGTATGTCGTATATCTAATCTATTAGCTTGCTCTTTATACCAAGCTTTATCATTAGCATTTTTTTCATTTATAGATAATCTTTCTGTTGTTTTCATAATTTTATTTTAGTTTTAACCTTGTTTTTAAAATAAGAAGGGTGCTTATTTTAATTTTTAAGAAATTGTTTTTTTTACCCTATTTCATTTTCTATACATATCCTCCATCATTGATAGTAACTTTTTTACATTTTTGTTTTCCCTTACACCTTCATATGATGTGTTCAATTCTTCTTCCTGCACCTGAAACATACACATAAACAAAGCAGATACTAAGTCAAAATTACCTTTTCTATTATAACTAATTAACTCTTCTAATAACCTCTTAGAATAAATTCTATCTAATACTCGTATAGGATTTTCAAATTCATCATAATCCAATACCGTCAGTAACCATATTTTTACATATCTTTCTCCAGCATCTTTCAATTGCTTATTCATATGACAACCATAAACCCTTGCCACCTTACTCTGTTTTATATTCTTTGAAATCACACTGTCAGGTTGATAAGCTAATAAATCCAACCTTTTTATCCTTCTGAAATAGTTCTTGACACCTGTAACCATATTCTCGTGCATAATAGTAGTATTGTATAAAACAGCAAACATTTCAGCAGTTCTGTCTATGTCATCAGGGTCTTCATACCTACCTATATATTCTGCAACTAATATACTATGGTAAACACTCCCTATATGTACTCCTTTATATACACAAATTCCAGCCAGTGAAGAACCACTTTCTTGGTCTATAGGGTCATAACCAATTTTATAAAGCCCTCTTGGAGTGGGGGTTACAGGATACTCATAAATCACTGGACATCCCCTTTTGTCATTTGGAATGTTGAAATAAGAAGTAATAGGCGTTTTACTTCCGTTTAATATAGGTTTGGCTATAACTTCTTTTCCATTATAAGAAAGTTCTACTGGTGTACCCTTTACTTCTTGTAGCTTTTTAGCTTTTACTTTTTCTAACTGCTGTTTTAATTCTGCAATAGGAAAATTGTTTATAGAACTTACCGAAAAGGCTTCATTAGGACTTAAAGGTTTTTCTTGTAATCGTTGTCCTATTTCCGTAGTGGTAGCACCATTGTTTATCAGTGATTTACGTATTTCAAGCTCTAAGGCTTTAGCTCCTTCTTTGTCTGAGTTACCATTTTCATCATAAAAACCCTCCATATTCCAGTTGATAGGATGGAAAAAACCTACTTTACTTTCTGTAGTTCTTTCCTCCCATATGTTCTCAAAAGGCAATAAACCAAAGGCTTCAGGTCTGGAAAACATATCTGCGTAGTCTATAGTACCACCCTCCATATCTCCACTGGTTCCAAAGATAGTTATCATCCCTGTTTTAATAGCCCCAGCCATTACACAATCTTGTGAAGAAGCATACAATTGTTTTAGAAGTCCTGGAGTTCCAAAAGCTCCTGCCTCCTCAATAATAATATCTAAAGCATCTTTACCCCTGTTTACATCAGGATTATCCCCACAAGAAAGAGCTATAATCTCCGACTTAAAACCTTTTTCATACCTTATTCCACCTTGATATTCTATATAAGAACTACGGATATGGTCTTGCTTATTCACTACATCAGAAGGCATAGTCCAACCTGTATTAGCATTGACAAAATGAATGTAATTCTTTGCCATACTCATAATACCTTTAGGAAACAAATACTTCTTGTCAGAAGCATTGAATATACTTAAACTATAAGGAGTAGTAAAAAAACTCCTTACACATACAGAAGCATTTTTATAGGAATAACCTCGTCTCCTTGCCTTACCCACTATTAGATTATAACCCCCATTTAGGTTTTCTTTCGGTATTTTTATATCTAAAAACAAAGAACTAAACAATTTTAAAATAAGGAACTGGCAACTAACTATAGGTTTTGTATTTTTGCAAAAAAAGAATACTGGATTGTCCAAAATGTAATAGCACCAGCTGGAGTAAAAATGATTTTATAAAAGAAACACAGCGTTACAAATGTAAGATAATTATAC